ATTGTAGGTTCACGGCTATTCGTGTCAAGGGGGAGGCAGAGGATTATGCAGATGATGAAGAAGTGGAAGGACATAACAGCAGTACCCACGAGCAAGCCGGTAGTGTACGCATTCACGTTGTTCTTGATGCTGATGATGATTGTTCTCCTCTTCAAGGGGAAGGACATTCCGGCAAATATGACAAGCCTGCTGTCGATAATCGCACCCGTGATCTACGGGGGATACTACGCCAAAAGCGGCTACGAACACCGAGTAGACAGGCAGTATGGCTTCAATTACGAAGAACCACAATACCCTCAAATGGAGGAAACCAATGACGGTAGCGACGAAGGCTGACGCAATAGTCGCAAGGTTCTTGACCGATACAACGATACCGATTACGCAGTTAGCCCGTGATTACGGGACTTCACGTTCACAGATTCGCAGAGTTCTCAAGAGGGCAGGTGTATACGGCAAGGCTTCACGAAAGCCGTTCATTGTGCCGGCTCCGAAGTTCAGTAAAAAAATAGCGTCCGTTGAAATTATTCTTGCCGACCTGCACATTCCCCACCATGACGAAGAGGCTTTATCCGTCGCCTATAGATACGCTCTAGACGTTCAGCCGGACAGGATATACCTGCTAGGTGATGTGTTGGACTTCCATAAAATCAGTTACTTCTCACGAGATCCCGAAGAGGATGACATTGCTGATGAGATTGAGAAAACGAAAGACTTCCTCTCGCAGTTGAGGGGTGACTTCCCCAATACGGAAATAGTCTTCGAGGGTGGCAACCATGTGTCGGGGCGTTGGGAGAATTACATGGCAGGCACGGCTATCAAGGGTGTCGATGGCTTGGACTGCGATCAAATCCTGGGACTTGACCAATGGGATATTCGGTACGTGTCCGCAATAGAAGAGAAGCAATTGACAGGCTCATGGCCTCATTACGGACAACTCTATCACATTCACGGGCACGAGTACCGTATAGGATTCGGCGCAATTAACATGGCAAAACTCATGAAAGACCGGACAGGCGACAACGTTATATTCGGTCACTTTCACCGGACGCAGGAATACTACTGGCAGAATATTTCCGGCGATGTTTACGGCTGTTGGGGAGTGGGTTGTCTGTGTGACCTTCATCCTCGGTTCATGCCGGGGAACCAATGGAATCACGGATTCGCCGTGGTGTATTTCAATGAAGACGGCACATTCATGGTGGAGAACAAGAAGATAGTTGAGGGGATGGTGCTGTGATGGACTACAACACCATCATTAACGATGACTGCCTCCATGCAATGCAGGGGTTAGAGGATAACAGTATTGACTCCATCGTTACAGACCCGCCATACGGACTTTCCTTCATGGGTAAGGATTGGGACCACGGTATTCCGGGCGTTGTCTTTTGGCAGGAAGCGTTACGGATAGCGAAGCCGGGGTGTCACCTTTTAGCCTTTGGAGGCACAAGGACGTTTCACAGGCTTGCCGTTGCTATAGAGGACGCAGGATGGGATATCCGGGACACGCTGATGTGGGTATATGGGAGCGGGTTCCCAAAGTCACACAACCTCAAGGGTGAATGGCAAGGTTATGGTACAGCCCTCAAGCCCGCATGGGAACCCATCATCATGGCACGTAAGCCCCTCAAGGGAACCGTTGCAGAGAACGTATTGAAGCACGGTACAGGGGCGATAAACATTGACGGGTGCAGGGTCATTGTAGGCGAGGGTAGAGAGCAGCAGCAGGGGCGAGATGGTGCGTTAGGGCCTGTCCCTATTTGTGGGCCACGAAATGGCGGGAAAGTTTACCCAGTAACCTTGGGTCGTTTCCCCGCCAACCTCATCCACGATGGAAGTGACGAGGTGGTGAGTGGGTTCCCTAACGATACCTCCCGCTTCTTCTACTGTGCCAAGGCGAGCAAGAGTGAGCGGAACATGGGGTGTGAGGGGTTGCCACTACCTGACGACAACCTACAAGGTCTTGATACCCGTGGAAGGACATTAGTTAGGGAAGATGGAAGCAAAACCCTTGTGGAAAGATGGAAGGGTACACCAAGACAAAATAACCATCCCACCGTGAAGCCCCTTGCCCTCATGCGTTACCTTTGCAGGCTTGTGACTCCACCGGACGGCGTTGTTTTAGATCCCTTCTGCGGAAGTGGGTCAACCCTTGTAGGGGCGTTACAGGAAGGGTTCAGGTATCTCGGCATTGAGAAAGACCCCGATTATGTGAACATTGCCTACCACCGCACAAAGGGCGCATTGCGGGAAATGGGCAAGGAAGCGAAACAGATGGCATTACAGGAGGTGGCATCATGACCAAATATAAGTGGTTGCTTATATTTTTAGCCATACTCGCCGGGGGCCTGTTGGCATGGTGGCTGTATAAGCCTGTGCCGACAAACCCTGTCGATGAGCAGTTGGAATATATCAAATACGAGATAGAGCAGATGGAACAGAGGGTCAATCAACTTGACCAGCGTGTCCGAAAGGAGGTCGGAAAAATCCGTGAAGATGTCAAGAAGGAGATTAGCACTCTTACTCGTGACGATGTTGCTGATGCTCTCAACGCTGAGTTGTCCGAGTTCCGCAGATTGGATATTTCTCCCGGCGGGGTCATCAACTTCTGAGGACGGCTACTGGTGCAGTGAGCAGGATGCCAGGGATACCCTTGCGATGGTCAGGACGTACAAGGCACAGGCTCAAGCGTGGGAGTCTGCGTACGAAGAACTCAGAGGGGAGATTACGACCTCCAATGATCTATTCAAGACGAAACTACAGGAGTTGGAGGACTCCATTAATGCGGAAAGACGGGCAAACAAGCGCAACCTCTTCCTCTACGCCGTCGGAGCCTTCGCCCTCGGATTCATTGCGGGACGGTAAATATTTCCCCACCATTGACAGAATCACGCCGGATACATAGGAAACTTACGTATTCCCCGTAAACCTGTAAGTTAGACTTACAACTTGCCACCTTATTATGTACTGCATACTGGACAAAACGTTACCCAGAAGTGCGGAAATAGCCAGTCGCAGTAACGTTTTACGGCGGACATTTTTATTGAACAGAATGCTAACCAACATTGACCCCATTTTCGGGCATTTGTTGGTTAACAGATATATCCGGTACGTATTCGCATTCAAAACACGTAAAGATTATATCAAATATGATATATTGGAGATGATGACATGGTAGGTTTCGTGGTGGGTTTCATTGTCGGTGCTGTCGTGGTGTGGTACAAAGACCCGATAGTCGCTTGGATCAAATCAAAACTTCCGTGGTGACTTCCGTGGTGACTTCCGTGGTCAACATGGGGGGTAGATACCCCTCATGTTTAATCCGCTAACCCTCCCCTCCCCCCTGG